AGGTGGAATATCCGGCGCAATAAGCTGTACGAAAACAATCAGCAGATAGATGCCCGATGCAATTCCTGCCGAAACTGCTGCTTCTGTTTTTGTCATGGAACGGACTACCCAAAATCCACCCGCAAATAATACAATCAAAAACAGAACTGCATGAAAGATCGCCGCACGGACGGGATCAACAGAAGCCTGTATACTCCCGTCATCTCCTACTGTCTTTACAGCAAAAAAGAATCTTCCCAGATAAACAGTCAGATAAAAACAGATCAAACCAGATACCATGCAAAGCACAGGGATCCTCCATAATGTCTGAATACGTATTTTCATGATGCTCTCCTCTCGCTTATGTTTGATAGTGAAAGTATAACATATCTTCTCACATAATAAAGAGTCTTTTTATGTATATTCTCTGTTCAGTTTAATAAATAGGGATTTAACTGACTAATATCCTCTATATTCATGGAGCAAATCACTTAATTTCTCGTTTTTCTTTAGGAATCTAACAGATCTAAAGCACTGCTGTATTTTTCTATAACTGAAAGGACTTATTTACTGTCTAATTCATTTTCTGTCCGCTTCATGATCCGTATCACCTCGCCCAAATGCTTGATACGATTATCGTTTACTGCATAGCCTTTCAATATGTACTGCTTAAGCACGGAATTTGCCCAACGCCGGAATTCCACACCTCGTTTTGATTTTACACGATAGCCGACGGAGATGATAACATCCAAACTATAAAATGCTACTGGCTTATCTGAATTTGCAATATGCAAAAAATGCATATTACTTTTCATTTGCCGGCAATTTGCTGGTCATTTGCTGGCGGCATTCTAAAACTGACTATATTGTTATAAGATAAAACACATGATATAATATAGCCAGAAGGGAAGATGAATCATTTCTGCTTTGGTGGTAATGGCGCTGGTTTAGCAGGTGGCAGAGGCATGGTAAATTGATCGCTTCTGCTTTCACTGCTGGACGGCGCAGGGTTCGGTTTATTCATTGTTTCACCTTCTTTCGGGATGGAGGGATATTGTGGAATTAAATTTATTTCAAAATATTGCACAGGCAGCTCCGGGGTTTGTAGGCGTAGCAGCCTGCAAGCTTATGAACGGCAATGTACAAAAGGAAAAGTTAAATAATGAGGTTCTTGCTTACTTTCTTTTTGCTGCAGCAGCTTGGTTGCTGGCATTGGTGCTGAGCAATATTTGTCGGCTGTTAGGTATCCAGCTCAGCGAAATGATGCGAGTAGCTTGCGCTATTATCTTTGCCGGAGCGTTAGGAATGCTGTGGGCTGTATGGCTGCGTGATAAGGCTGTAATGTTAGCCAACGTTATCAACCGGCACTTCGGAAAGAATCCGATATTCGTTGAAGAAACGATTCTGGAAAAAGTTGGCTGCGACAACAGGCCTCATTACTATGAAGTCTATAAAGCAGGCAATCTTATTGCTTCCGGCTGGGGCGAGCACTTCTTGAATAACGAAAAATCATTTTCCTTGCGAAGTATTGAAGGTTATACCATGGAAGACCTGCAAGAATTCCGCGCTATTGTTTGGCGTGGAGAGGACATGGTATTGAAAGAGTATATTTTGAAAGAATACTGATCCTGAAGGCGCTCTCTTACGAGGGCGTCTTTTTTATTTTTTAGGTTTATCGAGCTGCTTAATACTTTCGCTTGGCGTAGGCAATTTCTCTGGCATTGTACCGCCGAGTTCTTCAATAGTTTTGCGAACGGTACGACCGACTTCGTAATGCACTTTGTTGGCAGCTTCTTTGCTACTGATATTCTCACGGCGCAGTTTGTCTTCTGCCTGCGTGATGCGGAACAGGTTCGCACCGAGTTCCACACTGCCCATGTGGTCTAAAATCTCTTGATTAGGTTTAAGCTTCTTGCGACGTTTTATATCGCCAGCGGTTTCACCGCCATAAAGTCCCATGTAACCGCTATTTTGGAATTTGGCGAAGTCAAGGTTCGTTTTTACGCCTGCGGCAAAGGCTGCATCAGCGAGAGCAACGTTATGCTGTTTGATATTATTTCGTGCTTCAATGCGAGCGTCTATTTCTTTGTTGAAAGCCTCTGCTGCTTCAAGGTCATGGATATGGTCCGCACCGAGTTGCGCGAGCCACTGCTTGAATGGTTCGGCTTTAGGTGAGGGGATAGATTGGATAATACGCAGAATACCTTCTGTATTTGCGGTGTCAGTGAGACGCATTTTCCCGTCTTCTGCAAGCAATTTCAACCTGTGACAATTTGTCACGGTTTCATTACCTTCTGCTTTCATTCTTTGCTTTAGTTTGCGCCAATAAGCTGATTTATCTGCACTGTCGGTCAATGCGCCGACAACATCGACAACAGAAAAGAACCATTCTCCGGCTTCATCGTTCCAAATGGAGCGAATCTGCGCACTCTGAAATAATTTTACATCTTTCATGTCTTCATGCCTCGCTTTCAAAATCTATTATCCTAAACTCTCCACGCTTTCTTCTGCTTTGCGATGGAGCTTGGCCAGCTTAACATCAATCAAATCGTCAATATCTTCCTTGCCGTCAGCATCCAGCTGGCGGTATTTTTATTTTTGAAGCTTCTTTAATGTCTCTATGCTTTTCAGTGGTTTTTCGGAAAAGGCGTTTAATTGAAATTTAGCTATACGGTTAAGCCTCAGCAGGCGTTCAGGCTGCGCAAGGCCTTCACGAATATATTCAGCATTCAAGCCTTCGAGGTTGGAAAGTACGATGAGCTGCTCGATGCTTGCTGCATCCCTGATGTTTCCGGCTGCATCTGGGTTAGCTGTTCGCCATTGGCGGGCAGTCATGCCGAAAAGGGCAACATTTATCATATCAGCTTCAGAAGCATAGGTGTAGCTTGTCTGCTGTGGCGTCAGATTTGGCAGCATGCTTTCTTTGATAGCGTCTGTGTGCAGTCTGTAATTAGACTTAGCAATTTCACGCTTTACACTCCAGTCTAATTCTTTGGCATGACTTTCGTCAGCCTTTAAACGTTGGTAATCTTTGATGATATACAGCTTAAATTCTGGAGAAATCCAGGACGCAAATTCAAATGCTATATCAGAATGAGCATAGGTACCACCGTAGCGCCCAGATTTAGAGGTTATGCCGATGGCGTTGGTTGAATTTATCCATTTTTGAGGGGTGAGTACAAAGCTGTTTTCACCTGCTTGATTTTTAAACTGGTCGAATTCGACCAGTTTAAAATTTGGGTTATTAATCTTTTCCCATAATCCTAAAAATTCAATAGTACTTCTAGAACGTAACCAATTTTTAACAACATCAGCAGGAAACTCGGGATTGCGTTTTTTAGCAATATCGGTTAGTGAGATATAATCAGCCTCTTTAGAGCTTGTTATACGGATTTCAACGCCGTTAGCATTAATTGTACTTTTAATATTTGTCATAACAATCATCCTTTCTTATTATCCTAAACGCTGCTCTTCTTTTTCAGCACGCTCGTTAGCAAGCTTATGTTCCATATCTAAAACATAATCAACACGCTCTCTGCCGTCAGCATCCAGCTGGCGGTATTTTTTTATGTGTGTTTCTTCCTGCTGGGTGAGGGAGAGAGAGGGGGACGGTCGTTTAGACATTAAACCGCCATCTTCTATGATGTCGCTTTTCCGGATACAAAAATAATCGGCTAATTTTTGAATTGCACCCATCCTAGGTTCTTTTAAGCCTTGTTCCCATGTCGAAACAGCTTTATCGCTAACGCCTGCGATTTGGCCTAACTCTTTTTGCGATAATCCGTATCTTTCACGTAAGATTTTTATATTTTCACTGATTCCCATAAGAGAACCTCCTTTGCTCTTTTTAGTCTATAATATACTAAAAGTAGAAAAAAATCAACGTTATAACGAAAAAAATCTACTTTAGGTAGTTGGCAATCTACCGAAAGTAGATTAGAATGAAATTACAAACAAGGAGGGAGGTGAAATTTATATGGGCTTGTCTTTGAAACAAATGCGTTTGATAAAAGGAAAAACACAGGACGAAATGGCTGAATTGTTAAACATTCACGTTCAAACGTATAGAAAATTAGAGGAAAATCCAGATGAGGCTACAATTAAACAAGCTAAGAAGATTTCTGAGTTCCTCGGAGTTTCTTATGATGATATTTTTTTTGCTCAGTAACTCTACTAAAAGTAGATAAAAACCGCCGGCGCGGCGCTGGCGGTAGGGAGGTAATGAAATGAAACTAGAGCTTACCCTTGATGAAGTTTCGGCCTGCGCTATGGCCTTGTTATCCAAAGCGCAGGAAGCCGAAGAGGAAGCGCTGGGATGCGAAAAGCTGCGTTGTGCTTCTGCCGTTGAATTTTGGCAAAAGAGAGCTGAACTTTACAGAAAGACTTTCGAGGCAGTAAAGGCTCAGCGCGCCAGCTGGTGGGAGGAAGCGGAGGAGAAAAATGCGTAGACGTTCATGGAATAACAGAAGCCAACCGTCTGAAACGATTGGCTTCTGGAAGATTAAGTGCAAATGCTGCGGTAATGAAATAGTGTTTTTAATCAATCCCAAAACATTACCGCATAGCAACAGCAGACTTGCTAAACATCTGATGAAAGGATACTTAGCCGAAAAGCTTAGATAAGATGAAATTGGCTACTGGCTCTGTAAGCCAAGAATTTTTCTGCAAAAGAGATGAAAATTTGCCTAAGGAGCTTTGATCATAGCTGCCTTTTTGGGAACATTTTTCTAACGCTTCTATAAGTTCATTGAATTTGCCTTTGTCAATAGTGTTTGCAGCAATTATCTTTCGAAGGTCATCAATAGAAGTACTTTGATATGTACTAGAAGCATTAGGCCCGAATGCAGAACCATATGCAGTACCAACGTTATAGACGATGTTGGATGGCTGAGTTTGAATTTGGGATGTGGCACTGGCGTGAATAAAATCAATCCCATCACCGGTAACAGTTAATTCTTTCTTTAGTTTGCCAACAACGATTTTTTCTTCAGTTACTTCGTTTAGTATAACATCACCGATTCTGACATCGCAATCAAAGGGTAAATCAATAGATAATTCATCATAATACAATCCTTTGACTGTTGCTATTTTGTTACTGTTTCGGAATATAGAAAAATTTGTACCTGATGCTTGAACTAAAGTGTCGAACATTCTCATAAAATCACCTCCTTCCTATGCTTTTATTATAGCACTGCTGCGAGGTGGTGGAAAAGAAGGCAATAATGAGCATACAGTTTACGCCGGACACACCGGCAACACGTCGCACGTTTAACAGTCTGGCGCGGGAAAAAATGAAGCTGCGCCTGCTGGCAGACATCCGCATGGACCTCATGGTCTGCGAACTTGAAGGCTGGGACAAGCTGGAGTATCTGGATGAGCTGCTGGCGCTGGTGCAGGAGCTGAGGAAGAAGGGAGGGTGAGGAGAGTGCAGGATAAAAAAATGACAACCTGCCCGCATTGCGGAAAGGTCGTCAAAAAAGGGAACTTCTGCAATAAATGTGGCAAGAAGCTGGCTAAGATATGTGACTGCTGGCTGATGAAGCGCCCATATCATTGCAACTTTCAGAAGTGCCCTGATATGTCAGCCTTTACTTTACTGCTTCTGCATATTCAGCAAGACCAAAAGCGTAGGAAATACGTTTTTCTTGCACCAATCCTTGAAGCAATCAACAGCAAGTCCTTGAAGACCGTCAAGAAACTTAGCGTAGACCAGCGCAGCATAACGAGACTGGGGAGTTTCAACAATGATGTCTGGTATAAAATCTACTAACTGTTTTTTCTGGTCTGGGGTTAATTCGTCCAACATGTCAATGATGTGTTCGGCAGCTCGCATAGTAGCTTCAGTCCAAGGATATGGCTTACCGCAATTATGACAGTAGGCTGGCGGTGTGCTAAGCCTTTTGAAAACATGAAAATGTAATTGCCCTTCTAGAATATCATGTGACATACAGCCATAATCACCTTGAAGTTTTGTATGGCAAAATGGACATTCATCAATGGTTTTTTGACCACATTTAGGGCAATATTGTTTATTAACTTCTTGGTGATACGCCATATCGCTGTTGCATATATCACCATTTAAACAAATTTGAGCAGGTACATAGAATTTATCATTCATAAAAATCACCTCCTTGCTGTAATCATATTATAACACGGAGGCTACCAAGAAAAGAGGGTTTAACATGGCAAGAACAGGAAGACCGACCAAAGAAGAACAGCGTACACGCAAAGCGGCGAACGTACCAACTCGCCTGCTGTATTCCACGAAAGAAGCATGCCTTCTGCTGAACTGCGGACCTAGATTTTTGCGTGAACAGATTGACGCAGGGCTACTGCGTTATGTACCGCGCGGGAATTACCGTTATGTGTCGGCGCAGGCGCTGCAAGACTACCTGATTAACCAGGAATGTCAATGCGAGTATAAAGAATAGTGAGGTACGGAAACATGAAAAAGTTACTTATGATTTTGCTCGCAGCCTGCTGCGTTTGGGCTGCATGGGATGCAACACGTCCGACAGAAAAATATGTTGTGAAGGCTACGGCCGGCGAAGGGGATACCCTTTGGCACCTGGTGGGTGACACCATGCAGCGCGAAGGAGACCGCAGAGATATTCGCGAGGTCATCCACTACACCAAAAACATCTCTAATCTGAAGGGCGGACTTCAGCCGGGGGACATCGTGCTGATTCCCATTGAGGTGCAGAGATGAACGAAAGAGATTATGACGGCCTGACAATGGACTACTTCCAAAATCAGCTGCTTGCAAAAGGCATCACCAAAGAAATGTTTAACATGGATCAGTTTGCCGGGCTTACCACCCGGGAGCTGCAGAACATCGTAAACAACGTAAGTATAAAGGAGGCATAGCATGAAACTGTTTGATATAGACGAAAAGCTGGCGGCCTGCGTCAAATTGGACGAAAGCCGCGTTGTAGATACCGAAAGCGGTGAAATCATCGACCTTGAAGCAATCGCTGCTCTGGAAATGGAGCGCGACAAGAAGATTGAGAACCTGGGCTGCTGGTATAAAAACCTGTTAGCGGACGCAGAAGCATTGAAAGCGCAGAAGAACGCTTTCGCAGAACGTGAAAAGGCAGCCAAGGCCAAGGCGGAAAGCCTTAAAGGCTTTTTGAGCCGTTATCTGAACGGCAAAAAGTTTGAGACTGCGAAGGTGGCCATGAGCTTCCGCAAAAGCGAAGCAGTGGAGTTTGACGCAAAGTGCATCGGCGATGTTCCGGAAGAATTCCTGAAATTCAAAGATCCGGAGCTGGACAAGGTTGCAGTCAAAAAGGCTATCAAGGCCGGTGAAACTGTACCGGGCTGCGAACTGGTAGCGCGCCAGAACCTGCAGATTAAATAAGGCGGTCTATTATGGATAACATGAAATTTTATAGTCAGATTGCTGCTCCGCCTGCCGAAGCTATCAAGCCTATCCAGGGCGGCAACTTAAAAGGCAAAAGCGACATTAACCCGCAGTGGAAGATTGAAGCTATGACTTCGGTTTTCGGACCGTGCGGTATTGGCTGGAAGTTTAACATCGCTGATGAAAAGACATTCCAGTGCGGTGACGGACAGATTTTATTGTTCCTGACTGTTGCGCTTATGTATCACGATGGAGAAGGCTGGAGCGAACCGGTCTACGGCTGCGGCGGTGACTTCATCGTTGAGAAAAACAAAAACGGACTTGTTCCCAATGACGAAGCCTATAAAATGTGCCTTACTGACGCGCTGGGCAACGCTATGAAGTGCATCGGCGTTGCGGCTGATGTGTATCGTGGCTTGTGGGACAGCAAGTATGGGGAAAGCCACAGAACCGAGCCACAGGCTCCCCGCCAGACGAAGGCTGCAGCGAAGCATACAGACAAGGTGAGCAGCTATCAGCTGGCGCAGCTGCAGACGATGGCAAAGCAGAAGGGCGTTGATGTGGCAGGCATCGCGCAAAGCCTGCAGCTCAATAACTTGCGGGATATAACGGCAGCACAATGGGCGCAATGCATGAACAGCCTAAGAAAGCGGGCGGACGCATGAGAAAAAGTATATTGCAGGACAGAAAAGAATGCTTCTGCTGCGGTACTACGTTGAACCTGGAACGCCACCATGTAATCCATGGTACGGCGGGGCGCAAGATAGCAGACCGCTTAGGCCTTACTATCTGGCTGTGCGCTGAGCATCATCGGGGGGCGTACAGCCCCCACCAGCGCCATGATGTAGACCTTCGGTACAAGCGGTTCGCACAATCGTGCTATATGGACCGGTACGGCACCAAAAGCGGTTATGCTTTGTGGATGGCGGAAGTCGGCAAGAACTATTTGTAAGGGGGTGAAGATTTGAAAAGTCAAGATTATTCTAAAATCAGAACCTATTACCACGGAGCTTTGAGCTTTACTTACCGTTGCTCTTACTGCATGCACAGCAACGACGGCACGCCGGGCAAAATCTGCAAGGGATGCGGCAGAATTTTACTTGAAAAGAGCAACAAAGATGAAAGCGCAGATTAAACATATAGCTGACGTGGCCTGTATGGGCTCTACAATAGAGTTTACGGTGGTGCTTGATAGTTTGTATAGGCAGGATGTTTTTGAAGTCCTGAACGCGATGCAGGGCGACAAGAAGCCATATACGATATCCATCGAACCTAAAAAAGAAAGAAGAAGTCTTAGGGCTAACAACTATTGTTGGGAATTGTGCCATAAGATTGGGGAAAAGATTAACGCACCGAAAACGGTAGTATATCAGAAAAATATACGTGAGGTTGGTAGTTTCACAACTTTAGAGATGCTTACTTCTTCCGTGCCGCAGTTTTCAACGCGGTGGGGTGGTAATGGCCTGGGCTGGTTGACAGATACTATTGACCAACATGGAGAATATACCAGTCTAATAGCATATTATGGCAGCAGCACCTATACAACAGCCGAGATGTCAAGACTGATAGACAGTGTTGTATCAGAAGCTAAAAGTGTGGGCGTTGAGACCTTACCTCCATGGGAACTGGATATAATCAAAGCGGCGTGGAAGGGGGATTGATAATGTGGCGGACGTGAAATGGATAAAGATTGCTGTTGATATGTTCGACAACCGCAAGATTAAACAGATTGGCAGCATGCCGGAGGGCGACAGCCTTCTGCTGATGTGGGTGCAGCTGCTTTGCCTTGCCGGTAATGTCAACGATGGCGGCTTTATCTATCTGACAAAGGAAATCCCGTATACGGACGAAATGCTGGCCACGCAGTTTAACAAGCCTATTTCGACTGTAAGGCTTGCGCTGAAGACCTTTGAACAGTTTGGGCTGATAGAGATTATCAATAATATGATTTTCCTGTCAAGCTGGGAGAAGTACCAGAGCACAGACAGGCTGGCAACGATAAGAGAAAAAGACAGGGAACGCAAGCGGAGAAAAAGGGAAGCTGAAAAGCTTTTGCCTCAAAATTCCACGGAATGTCCGCGGACGTCCATGGACGTTCCACGCCTAGATATAGATATAGAAGGAGATATAGATATAGATAAAGATAAGAATAAGAGTATATCTAAAAAATCTCCCCGCCATAAACACGGCGAATATCAAAACGTGCTGCTGTCTGATGATGATCTGGAGAAGCTGAAGGCTGAATTCCCTGCTGATTGGGACCAGCGTATACAGCGCTTGTCTGAATATATGGCTTCCAGCGGCAAAAGCTATAAAAACCACCTTGCTACTATCCGCAATTGGGCAAGGCGCGACAAACCGGCTGCAAAGGCTGCAGGCGGCGAAGATATGACTGATTTGGACAAATACTTCTAAGAAGGTGATAACGTGGAAGGATTACAAGAAATCATAGCGACGTTGGAGCGGAAGACAGCAGCCAACGTGCCTAAAGACTCAGCTGACTATATAGAAAACGGCCTGCTTTACTGCGGCAAGTGCCATACGCCGAAAGAGTTCCGCGGCAGCATCCTGGGCATGGTCAAGGTAGTGCCGTGCCTATGCCGGTGCAAATCAGCAAAATTGGCGGAAGAAGAACAGCAGCGCAAAGCTGAAAAGCAGCAGGCGCGCATCAGGCAGCATCGCCGTGCCAGCTTCCTTGAAAGCGATATGCAGCATTGGAACTTTGCAGCTGATGATGGTGCGGACCCGCGCATAATGAGAGCTGCAAAAAACTACGTTGGCAACTTCACGCAGCTTCGGGAGCAGGGCAAAGGCTTGCTGCTGTATGGTGGTGTGGGAACCGGCAAGACTTTTGCTGCAGCCTGCATCGCCAATGCCCTGATAGATTCCGGCAGAACCTGCCTGATGACCAACTTTGCGCGGGTGCTGAATACATTGTGGAGCATTGAGGAAAAGCAAACCTATATTGACAGCTTCAATCAGTTCGACCTGCTGGTTCTGGATGATTTGGGTGCGGAACGCCGTAGCGAATACGCGCAGGAGCAGGTGTTCAACGTGATTGATGTACGTTACCGGGCTAAGCTGCCGATGATCATCACAACCAACCTGAGCATAGACGAAATCAAAAAGCCCGATAGCATCGGCAACAGCCGTATCTATGACAGAGTGCTGGAGATGTGCCATCCGGTAGAAGTAACCGGCAAGAGCCGTCGCCGCCAGAAGGTAGCAGCTGATTTCAGAAGCATGAATGAGCTTCTGGGGCTGTAGGGAGGCAGAAGATGAGTGCAAAAGTAGATTTAACAGGGCAACGTTTTGGGCGGCTGGTAGTTATCAAAGAACTGCCCCGAAAGACAGCACTAAGGAAAACCCCTCTATGGCTTTGCCAATGTGACTGTGGTAACACCTGCGAAGCTTATAGTGATAGTTTGCGTGGTGGTAAAAAGAGTTGTGGTTGCATTTTGAAGGAGCGCCGCAGGGCAGCAGAAGCTAAAAGGGCTGAGGGTGAAGCGATTAGAGCAAAAAATAAAGCACTGCTGGCGTTGAAGTGTCCTTTTCCTGCTAATTGTTGTTATAAAAGCAGGCATGGGATGTGCTGTTTAGATTGCTATGAGCGTGAAACTTGTGAAGATAGGTGCTTAAACACGCCGACGAAATGTGGCTATAGCAGATTGAGGCAGATATCATGGAGTGGAATGAAGAATTAGAGAAAAAACTGAAACGCCGTGGCGAAATCTGGCACGCGGAAAAACTTGCATCACGTCTTATATTAGACGGCCGCAGTGCTCTTGAACACTATACTGCAGATGAAATGCGTGCGAAATTTGAGCCTATAGCAAAGCAGTACAGAAAGAGCGGGCGTATGTGCCTGAATTCTGATGCCTTGGTGATGTACTGCAAGGAGCAGGGCTATAAATGGGAGTGGTACCCACCTAGTCCGTTGGGAGAGTATTGGTTCGTGCTGCCGAAAGAGGATTTATTTTAGGAGCTGAGCAGATGAAACGTAAATGCCAAGTGTGCGGACAGGAGAACGGCAGCTGTAACCGCTACTACTTCAGTCCTGCTGACATTATCACCATCTGCCCTGCATGCCTTGCCTTCAGCTGCGACGACAAAGCAAAGATTGCAAGGCGGGCGCATAAAGCCGGCAGACTGGTAAAGGAAGAGGTGAGCAAGAAAAGATGGTAGGCAAATCACCCTGCAGAGGATGCGAAGTAAGAAGAATAGGCTGCCATGCTATCTGCAATGCATTTAGCGAATGGAAAACCGAGCAATACAAATTGCTGGAAGCTAAACGGCAGGCCAACTTGAAAAATTTAGCGACAGCCGGAACTGCCGCAAGACATGAGAAATGGATAAGGGGGCATAAATAATGACTGACAATGTAAACCATCCTAAGCACTACACCCAAGGCGGTGTTGAGTGCATCGACGCACTGGCGGCGGCTACGATTAACCTGAAAGGCATTGATGCTGTTTGTACCGCTAATGCCATCAAGTATCTGTGGCGCTGGGGCCAGAAGAACGGCGTTGAGGACCTGAAAAAAGCTCGCTGGTATATCGACAAACTGGTTAAAGAAAATGAAGTCGTTGAGGATAAAACCCAAGATGAGGAAAAACAGTCCTTTATTACAGCAGTGCGTTTAAATCTGAATATGTGGTGTGATAGTGGAGATGTTGATTATCTGCACAAGGCCATCGCTGCAATCCGCTCAAAGATTGAGGAGGACGGGGTTGAAGATTTGTTAGGAATCAAAGTTACCCCAGGCAATGGAGTTAGAGTAGCTAAGGCAGTCTGGAACAAAGAGAATGGCAAAGTGTATTGCGATTGCTGCAAGGAATCAACATTAAGATACTATATTTTTTGCCCCAATTGTGGTTGCTATCTCCTTCGGGATGATGAAAGAAAGGATAAATAATGGATATATCGTTTACTGAGTTAATCTACAATGCGGCAGGAACCATCTGCCTGGCGCTGCTCATTGTACTGGCGCTGCGTTTGGTGCTGAAAGGAGAGAATGAGAATGAATAGAATTATGCTGTTAGGCCGTTTGACCAAAGATCCCGAAATCAGATATACCCCTAGCGGTGCCTGCGTAGCACAGTTTACGCTGGCTGTTGACCGCCCCTACACTAAAGACGGCAGCCGTGAAGCGGACTTTATCCCTTGCGTAACGTGGGGAAAGACGTCAGAAACAATCGGCAACTACGTGCATAAGGGACAACGTCTGTTGGTGGAAGGTCGCCTGCAAATCCGCAGCTACGATGCCAAAGACGGAAGCAAGCGCTGGGTGACTGAAGTAATCGTCAACCATGCCGAATTCATTGAGCGCAAGGAACAGACATCACAGCAGCCAGCACCGCAGAGCATGGAAAGTTTCGGCCAGCAGGTACCTTTTGACGAGGAGATTCCGTTTTAGGGGGTGTGCAACATGGAAACTAGCGCAGGTGAGATTTGCGTGTGGTGCGATAAAGAAAAGGCTGTATCGAGCATTTTCGACAACGGTCGACCAGTTTACTGTGAAAAATGCCAGCGTGAGCTGTTAAAAGAATTTGGCACGCCGGAAGCGTTGGCTGAATGGGAAAGGACGCGCAAGCAGCAATGAAATACCATAACAAAAAAGTTGAATGTGATGGCATCATCTTTGACAGCATCAAAGAAAAAAATTATTATTGCGAACTGAAAGTATTGCGCATGGCGGGCGAGGTTATAGAATTTGAACGTCAGGTAACGTTCGAGCTGCAGCCTAAATTCAAACATGCCGGCAAAACTGAAAGAGCAATAAAGTACATCGCTGATTTTGTCGTCAAATATAAAGATGGGCGCACAGTAGTGGTTGACACTAAGGGCTTTAAAACAAAGGACTATTTGCTGAAGCGGAAAATGCTGCTGTATAAGTATCCGGATATGATTTTTGAAGAAGTCTGAGGAGGGGCAAAAACTTGATAACAAAATATGATCTGCGTAAATGTAAGTATTTAAAATTAGAGATGATTGATTTACAGGACCAAGTGAACGAACTGGTCAGCATGATGACATCGCCAAGAATTTCACAGCTAACAGGAATGCCTGGAGGTGGCAATGGCGGGCGTGACAATACAACCAACACTATTGCAAAGGTTGACGAATTGCGTAGTCTGTATAACGAAAAGTTTGATGCATTGGTAAGTTTGCAGCAGAAAATTGAAAAAGCAATCGAACCTTTATCTGCAGAAGACCAGATGATGCTGAGAATGCATTATTTCAGCAACTACACATGGGAGGAAGTGGCTGTACGTATGGGTATCAACTGGCGCAGCGTACACCGCCGCCATGCAGCCATCTTGGAAAGGCTGGCGCATGATGAAGAAGAAAAGAAAGAAACTGAACCTGAAAATCAATGACTGCTGCGGCATGCAGCCAAGGTGTGCATTTAATAAACAAGGTGTTTTAGGGATTTACTGCCCATGCTGTAAAAGATTTGAGCTGGCGAGAGACGGGGAATTTTTCCTTGAAATAGTTCAGAGATGGAATAAAAAATTGTAAAAATATATGTTGTGACATTGTTTGACAGTATCCGCTGATGATATAATTATAATAAGCGGAGAAGAAAACAAGAGACGCAAGGGAGCAAGGCCCTGCTGCTGTAATGGCGGTGGGGCTTTTACTATGCCATGGAAAGGTAGGCGCACAGTGATAAGTAAAAATGCAATATTTTTAATAATAGCTGCTGTGCTAGCCTTTGTCGGTGGTTTCGCTCTGCGCGGTGTTCTGCATACCTGCCCGGTGGCTGATACAAAAGTAGTTACCCAGGTCGAATACCGGGACAAGGTGAAAACGGAAATCGCTTATGTGCCTAAAGAAACTGTTATATATACAGCTGCTGACGGCAGCACTAAAAGCGAACCGGAAAAAACGGATATTGACGTGAAGCTCAATAAGCCGGTGCTGAATGTTAAGGTTAATGACAAGGCCTTCGTTGTGGCCAAAACAGAGAATGAACAGTACCTGTTTGACAAGAATAAACTGACGCTGACGCAGACCAGCAGCACGGATCTTAATATAAAGATACCGGTAGTTGATAAAACGCGGCGCTGGGGCATTGGTGCTGGCATCTCTAAAGATGGCGCGGTAGGCGTTATTAACTTCCCGCTGAAAGGCAATGCTGGTGGTTGGGTAGCCGGCAGAGCTGATAACGTCATGGGTGGCGTTATGGTAAGATTTTAAAGATACCCGGGTGCAGGGGCAAGGTTCCCGAATGGGAGTAGATGCAAGTTGCGAATAGGACATTGCAAATATTCGTAGCGCAGCTGTGCAGCTGGCGTCAAGAATCCCTTTACCCCCTGCTTTTATATGCGTAGGTGAGCCGAGTAGCGAAGGCAGCGGACTGTAAATCCGCGACGTAAGATACAACGCTGGTGCAATTCCAGCCCTACGCACCAATAAGAATAACGAAAAGCCTGCGGGCGAAGTAGTGAGGGGCAGAAACTGCGGTGACTGCCTTTATATATTTTCTGCCTTTGCCGGGCGTGGGTTTTTGTAATTTTTACCACGCCGGGACAGACTAAACACCTTCTTTCTGGACGCAAGGCCACCGCACTGCAATGCGGCGCGTCCGGCAAGGGTAGAAGAATTCGAGGTATATCATGGAGCACAGTAAAAAGTATAGGCTGATGGCTAATAAGCTGATACGCACCTTGCCGGAGTTTGCAGATATAAAGGCTGCTAAAGTAAAAATAGCTTACTTATCCAGCCTGGAAGAGAAGAAGCGCAATAAGCGGACGATATTTGCTGACTGCAACTTAGTGAGCGACCGCTACAGCTGGTGCTGCCCCTATGATTTTTTTATTGTGGTTTATGAGCCGAATGTAGTTGGCTTCAGCGAAAAGCAGCTAGAAACATTGCTGAGGCATGAGCTGCATCATGTGGGCATTGACTTTGAGAAAGATGAAACAGGCTTCTACGTTGTGTCGCATGATGTGGAAGAATTTTGGGATATTATTGATGATGTGGGATTAAGGTGGTGTGAGATGGATGCCTACAAAGAAACAACTGGATAATTTGAAGAATGGAAAAGCCACAAGGTTTCGAAGCGGCGAGGAAGCGGCGAGAAATGGCAAAAAAGGCGGGCAGGCATCCGGTGAAGCACGCCGCCGCTTGAAGTCGTTCCGCGAGCTGGACGCTGACTTCACGACCGACGATGAGCGCAAGGAGATGCTGGATGCGCTGAAGCTGAAGGCCAAGCGCGGCAACATCAAAGCTTTTGAAATTTATCGTGATACTGTAGGCCTGAAGCCAAAAGAAAACGTGGAAATATCCGGTGAGCTTGCTAATCCGTTCGCAGGGCTGACGGATGCTGAACTAAAAAAGCTGGCTGGTATGGATGGATAAGCAGCTTATAACATTGGGAGCAAAGATAGAACTTGCAAGACGCAGGTTCTTTTTTTACGCCCAGCTGAAGAACCCGGACTTCTACCGGAGCGACTGCAAGTATCTGCAGGAGCTGTGCGATACCTTGCAATGGTTCCTAACCTCAGATAAGAAGATACTTGTGCTGAACATGCCTCCGCGTCATGGCAAGAGTTATACGGCCAGCAACTTCGTGGAATGGGCGCTGGGCAGGGACAACACCTTGCAGGTTATGATTGGCTCGTACAACGAAACCTTGTCAACGCGCTTCAGTAAGAACGTGCGTGACAGCATCAGCGAGGCTAAGGCGGATGTTTATAAGCCGGTCTATAGTGACGTATTTCCCGCCACCAAAATTAAGCGTGGTGACGGCGCTATGAACCTGTGGAGCCTTGAAGGTCAGCAGACAAGTTACCTTGCTACATCGCCAACCGGTACAGCGACAGGCTTTGGCTGTAGGCTGATGATCATAGACGATTTAATCAAGAATGCGGAAGAAGCCTATAACGAAAATGTTAAGGAAAAGCATTGGGACTGGTTCACCAATACCATGCTGTCACGTGGCGAGGGCAATTATAAAATCATCGTCATTATGACGCGTTGGGCTAGTGATGATTTGGCAGGCAAGGTGCTGGAATATTATCCGGCAGAAAAAATCGTGCATATCAACATGAAGGCAGTGCAGGATGACGGCAGCATGCTGTGTGATGGCGTGCTGGATGCTGAAAGCTGCATGGAGAAGAAGCAGCTTATGGGGCTTGATATATGGAGTGCCAACTACCAGCAGGAGCCGATAGACATCAAGGGCAGGCTGTACAGCAGCTTCAAAACCTATGACGGCGCACTTCCTGCCTTCAAGCAAATTCGTGCCTATACGGATACTGCTGATACCGGCGCCGATTACCTTTGCAGCATTATCTATGGGCGCACCTTCGCGGATGAAGCGTATGTGCTTGATGTTTTATACACAAAGGCGCCGATGGAAGTAACTGAACCGGCAACGGCGAAGGCGCTGGAACGCAACAGCACGAATGTGGCACGCTTTGAAAGCAACAATGGCGGGCGTGGATTCGCCAGGAACGTGAAGAAGCTGCTGCATAGCAACCATACAACCATTGAAACCTTTACGCAGCACAAGAACAAGGCTGCAAGAATCTTGTCTAATGCTACGTGGTGTATGGAGCATATTTATTTCCCAAGCGATTGGAAGAACCGTTGGCCGGAGTTTTATGCAGCACTGAGCAAGTACCAGAAGGAAGGCAAGAACACACACGATGATGCTCCGGATGCTTTGACAGGCGTATGTGAGGACATCGTGGAGGTGGCAAGGCCTAAACCGATGCGCGTCAACTATTAAGAGAGGTGAAAAAATGCGTAATGATAAACATGGATTATACAAAATGCTGGAAGATGGCTATGAAGGCTGCGGAGGCTTTCTTGACGGCAGCTATTTAACCCAGCACCCGCGTGAGGATGCAGGAAAGTATGGCATGAGGCGCGAGCTGGCGTACTACCTTAACTATCTGGCACCCTGCGTTAACGCTCATGTAGCGCCAATCTTCAAAACGTTGGCTGTGCGTGATTGGAGCGGTGCAGGCTCGGAGCTGTGGGAAACCTTCAGCAAGGACGTTGACTTCTTGGGCACCAGCATCCAGAACCTTATGAAGCAGGCTGCCTGCAGTGCGAAGCTGCAGGGTATCGCTTATATCGTTATGGATAAGGCGCAGGGCGATGCTGAGGATATGCGCGTTGCAGACCTGGAAGCAGACCGCAACAACCTGCCTTACGCTTTTGTGGTTAACCTTAATGCAGTCAAAGAAATCTGTCAGGATAAGCTGGGACGTATCACAAAGTTTGTTTTCGTAGAGCCTGATGCATACCAGGAACAGATAATGGCGACACGCACACTGACGGCAGAAGGCTGGGAGCTTATCGACAGCAAAGGCAAGCATAGCGGAACCTGGAATCTTGGGCGCGTACCGGTTGTTCCTCTAGTTAGCAAAGTGAGGAATAGTCACAATCCTTTCCCGCCTAGTGAATTCCTTAGCATAGCAAAAACAAATCTTGCTATCTACAATATGTGCAGCTGGTTGGCTGATATCCTGGTCAATCAGACCTTCAGCGTTCTGTGTTACCCTTCGAGTGACCCGGACAGCATCAACATTGGCACCAATAATGCGTTGGGATATCCGCCGGAGAGCAGTCACGCGCCTGCGTTCATCGCTCCGCCTGATGGTCCTGCAACGGTGCTGGCAGCGCAGATTGCTACACTGCAGCAGGAAATTTACCGCATGGCCGTTGTGGTCAACGTAACAGGCTCCAGCAAGCAGCAGAGCGGGCAGGCGAAAGCGTGGGATTATGAGGCAACCAATCAGATCTTATCCGATTTTGCAGACCTCGTGGAAGCAGCGGAAGAGAATCTGGCAAGGCTGTTCAGTATCTGGACCGGTGTGCCGCTGGAATACAGCGTAAATTATCCCAATGACTTCAAAATCAGTGAGGTTGAGCAGGAGCTTGCTAATGCTGAAATTGCCAAAGGCTTGAACTTTGGCGACGAATTTAACATGGAAGTATTCAAGCGTGTTCTTACCAGCTATCTGCCGGAGCTTAAGGCTGATGACTTTGACGCACTGGTGAAGACCTACGAAGAGCACTTGGAGCAGGAAAAGCTGGATTATAGCCATGCTTTTGGTGATAATGGCGGTGGCGATGATGGCAACGACGGACCGACTGGCGCAGCTGATTAACAAACTGAATAAAAGCTGGCGTAAGGATGCTAAAAAAGCAGTCAAGTATCTGATGAGGCTTTTGGCTGAGGGCGTAAAAACAGAAGCTGCCATCGCTAAAGTACAGCAGCGCTATCCTAACCTGTCTACGCTTCCTGAGCTTCAACCGGCACTTGTAGAGGCTGCAGCCTATGCCTACGGCATTGTTCCAAGCGCATTAACTACGGCGCAGATCAAGCTGATGGGTGAGCAGCTGGCTGGCAAATGGGATGAAAGCGGCATGACGCTGTCTGAAAAACTGCATGGCGTAGGCGTGAAGATGCGCGGTGCTATTGTAAGTACCCTGCAGGAACAGATGCGCCGGAACAAGACCTGGACTGAGGCTGCAAGGGCGTTGTTTGACGGTTATGGCGAAGATGGTCAGAACGTACATAACGGTGGCAAGGATATTATCAGCAGGCAGGACCTGCCGAAGTATCTGCAGAAGGTAAGGGAAGCTACAGGCAATGACCTGCAGGCATTGGCCGAGCAAAGGCAGGCCATTGACAACATCAATCGTCTGGCCAAAAATGGCGCACCCAACAAAGCACTGCAGGCAGCCTATAATAAATTGCTGGAAGCAGTGCAGAAAGGCAATGAAAAGGCTATTGAAAAGGCCGTGGAAGTTGCTGTCAATGAAAAATCCCGCTATGTTGCCGAACGTATCACCCGAACCGAGATGGCGAGGGCGTGGGCTGATGGCTTCATAGCTAAGATGAAAACAGACGCTGATATTGTGGCTGTGAAATTTAAATTAAGCAGCCGTCACCCTGTTTTTGATATCTGCGATATGTACGCCAAAGCCGATATGTATGGCTTGGGTGCAGGCATATATCCCAAGGACAAGCTGCCGCCTTTACCGGTACACCCGCATTGCTTATGCCGCTATGTGGAAGTCATTGAAGGCGAAGTTGATATGCAGCAGCAACGCGATCAGGTGCGGGAAGCTGGCGACAAATGGCTGAATAGCTTGCCGGAGTCACGCAGGGTGCAGGTGTTGGGGCGTAAAGGCTTGAAAGCGTGGGAAGATGGTGAAGACTGGCGCAAGTATATGCGTGGTTATGCTGGACTGCGGGAAGCGGAGAGCAGAGTGTTTGAACTTATGTTGCAGTTTCACGCTGATGAGAAATTGTAAGCTAATAAAGATAATGGTATAATAAAAGAAAAGCTAAGGCTCGGCGAAATTTCTAAAACCATTAATACTGACAAGCAAAACAGGCATATTAAGGGTAGTAGAGGCTATATTGACGGAAGAAGCTATTTGGACGGTGATTTAGCAGAGGCTCAACGGTTAGTTGATGAGTTGAGTACTACTGGCGAGGCTGTTTTTGACAGCAATGGTAATTGGAAAAATAAAGAAAGGGTTGTTAGTGATAAAATTATAGGTGCTCATGTAGATAATAAAAATGGTAAAGAAACAAGGACTAAAGCAGCGGTTATAGTTTATTCTAAAACTGGTAGTCATATTTATCCTAGAAAGGATGAATGATATGAAATTAAGAGAAACTTTTAGGAAAAAAATTAAAATTTTGTGCTTAGATGGTGGTGCGATTGAAGGTCGCGTTATTGACTATATTCCGACCATTGAAGAGGATGAAGAAGAAAGCATTATTATTAGAAATGGAAATAATGTACTTGTTGAAATTGCTAAGCATGAAATTACCGAAATTGAAACGCTTTAAAAGCTCATAGCTATGCTGTGGGCTTTTTTATGCAGTAAATAACTTAATAATTAGCGTATTTTGTGAATTTCACAAGATGCGCTTTTTTATTGCTCAGGAGAGGGCACAATATAGGGCGGAGGCCCATGATATGGAGGTATCAGAACAATGGAAATGAAACAGGTTTACGAAGCACTGGAAAAAGTTGAGAACGGTGCTGACCTCATCGCTGCTATCAAGGGCGAAATTAACACTCTCAACAACGAGGCAAAGAAGCACCGCACGGCAGGAGAGCAGAGTGCGACAAAGCTGAAAAGCATCTTGGAGGCTGTTGGTTTGGACGATGGTGACGATGTGGTAGACAAAGCCAAGGGACTTAAGACTACATTAGACCAATTTGCCCAAGGCGGCAAAAAGCCTGATGAGGTCGCAAAGCAGATTACTGACTTAACCGCACAGGTTGGCAAGGTCACTAAGCAGCTGGCTGATATGACCGAAACCGCTAAGGCCGAAAAGACCAAGCGCCTTGACGGCATGAAGATGGCTAAGGCTGTTGAACTGCTGACCAAGGGCAACGCTGCGAGCCCGCAAAACATGGCTAAGCTGCTGGAAGGCAGCATCGTTGTTAAAGACGATGAAAGCCTTGCATATACCGGCAGTGATGGCAAAGAAATTAGCCTGGAAGATGGTGTTAATGGCTGGCTGAAGGAGAACAGCTGGGCAGTTAAGGCCAATGGCGCAGGCGGAGGTGGCAGCATTGGCGGTGGCGGCGGTTCTGATGATCCGTTCCTCTGTGGCTTTAATTCTTAATGACGAAAGAGAGGATTTTTTATTATGGCTATTAACTATGCAGATAAGTACAGCGCAAAAATTGATGAGCGCTTCAAGACCGGTGCGCTGACCGCTCCGGCAATCAACAACGATTATGATTTCACCGGTGTGCAGACTGTAAAGGTTTACTCTATTCCTACCGCCGGCATGAATGACTACACTTCTACCGGCGCAAACCGTTATGGTACCCCGGCAGAGCTGGAGGATTCCGTACAGGAGCTGACTTTGACCAAGGACCGTTCCTTCACCTTCACCATCGACAAGAGCAACTATCAGGATACCGGTATGCTGAAAGAAGCCGGTGCAGCCTTACAGCGTCAGATTGATGAAGTAATTATTCCGGAGCTGGATATTTATCGTCTTGCACAAATCGCTGCAGGCGCTAAGAACAGCGCAACCGCTGCAGTCACCAAGGCCAACGCTTACAGCGCCTTCCTCGACGGCACCGAGAAGCTGACCGACGAGAAAGCGCCTTTAGGCAATCGTATTGCTTATGTGGCTGCGTCTTACTTCAAGCTGCTGAAGCAGGACGAATCCTTCATCAAGGCTTCTGATCTGGCACAAGATATGCTGGTAAAAGGTCAGGTTGGGATGGTAGACGGCATTCCTATTATCGTTGTGCCTGCATCCTACATGCCGGAGAAAACTGCGTTTATCATCACCAATCCTATCGCCTGCTGCGCTCCTGTTAAGCTGGCAGATTATAAGATTCATGACAACCCGCCCGGTATCAACGGCTGGTTGGTTGAAGGCCGTGTGCGCTATGATGCATTCGTTCTGGCAAATAAGAAAGGTGCTATCTACGTACATAAGACTGCTGCAGAATAATGAAAAGCGTAGAGATTACGCGCGAATTTGAAAAGCTGGTGCGTGCTTTCGAGGCCGCACCGGTCCAAACGCGCGACATGGTACGCAGACAGGTGAAGATGGCCGTCAGAGATGTCAGGGAATATGCACGTGACCATCATCGTTTCGTTACCAGAAGCGGTATGACTGAAAAAAGCATTATGAGCGAAGTGAAGGAGAACCAAGGTACTGTTTATCTTGGAAGCAGCACAGCTGTATTCCAACATGAAGGCACTAAGGCGCATTTGATACTGCCACGCAGTAAAAAGGTGCTGCGCTTTGCCATAAACAAAAGCTTTGTCTTCAGTAAGCGTGTGCGTCACCCCGGCATAAAGGCGGACCATTTTCTTTATACGGCAGCTGATGTTATGCAGCCGACGATAGAAGCGCGTTTTAAGGCAGCACTTGATAATTTAGTGGAGGACTTGTAATGGAGTTTATTACACTTGATAACATTACAGACAGCATCCTGCTAGTCACACAAGAAGATGTTGATGAGGCTAACGCATATTTAGAAAGCATAGCTGCGAGATATGGTGTTACCACGATTCAACAGCCCATAAGCCACAGTGTAAAGCGTCTAGGCATTGCCTACGCCTGCTATATGCGTGCTGTGGCAAGTGTTGGCACAGATGCAAGCGTGACATTTGACGGAAGCAGGCATGATGATGTGTTTGTGCAGAAGGCTGAACTGTACGGTAAGGAAGTAAAGATGTTAGCTGCCACGATTAACGCGAATGATTTTACAGGTACGGGCTGTGCTAGCCGTTTTACTATTAAACTTATGAGAGGTTAACCGATGAGCAGAGCGAGAGAAGTTACAAACGCACTTGCTGACATTATCAAGGAAGCAGTGCCGGGCGTAAAATGGAACGTTAATATCATAGGTGCTTCCGCTGGCAAAGGTCTTGAGGGTACAATTTCTTGCGATGAGGTTACCTTTGAGCAGGATGCGTATGATGTATGCACAGCAACGGCGGTATATAGCATTTATGTGTTGGATATTAACGGCACAACTGATATTGATGATTTGAGCGACACCCTGTTTGAGGTGTTGCATAATAACGATTTAGGTGGCATGATTGACAACGGCTTAGTCAAGCGTATTGTATTTGGTGCAGTGGCCAACAATACAAAGGCGGTAGCGATGCTGTTGGAATATCAAGTCGAATATGATATGGAGGTATAACATGGTGGCTGTACGACCTAAGATGAAAAGTACCAGCGAAAAGCTGTTAGGCAAGAATGTGCTTGTGTTCCTCAATTATGGAGAGGCTGCAAGCGAGCAAAGCCCGAAATGGACTTTGCTAGGTGGCCAGCGCAGCGCAGATTATAGCGCAAGCGCTGAAGAAATTGACCTGACCGACAAGACCAGCGATGGCTATGGCGATGCGGAAGCAGGTGTGAAGAGCACCGAGCTTACTGTAGAGCTGATTGTAAAGCCTGCAGAGCAAGCGGTGAAAGAGTTATGGACAGCGTTTGAAGCTGACGAGCCTGTACATCTGCTAAGATGGAGCAAGAGCGGCCGAAGCGTCATTAATTGGTATAGCATTACTAGCATGGAAGAAACTGCAGCTCATGACGATGCAGCGATTCTAAGTGTCACTTTAAAGGGCAAGGGTGCTCCCAAAACGCAGGATGCAATGCCAGACCCGAGAGGCTAAGAGTGGGGGCGGTATATTTTATACTGCCCTTTTATTTTTTTAGGAGGAACAACAGATGATTAAAAAGAGCGTAAATATTAAAATCGGCGGTGAAGAACGAGAAGCAAAATTCACGATTGGAGCATTGGAAGAGCTGGAGGCAATGTTGCCGAGCCATAATGTTTTTTCTTTGATGCAGAAAGAGCAATGGAGCGTTACCGAGATTATTGCCTGCCTGTATTGCTCGTTGAAGGTATACGAAAGAGGCATCAGCCGCAACAAGCTTGATAGCTGGATTGCGGATTATTGTGCAGAGGTAGAAAACGGCATGATTGACCTGCGGCTGAGAATGTTGGCGGCGTTGGGTATTTGTGGCCTGGTTGTGAGCGACAGAGGCCCGTTCGATGAAATTTTGACTGCCCTGGAAGATAAGGAAGAAGAAGCCGAGGGGAAGTAATTTCTTTTTCAGAGTGGCTTTCTAAAGTAGAGTGGATTTTCTACGCCATTCTGAAAAAGACTCCCGAAGAATGTGCATACATGACGCCGACCGATGTTATAAACATCTGGAATGGGTACAGGTGGAGACGGCAACAGCAGGAAAATATGCTGGCCGCATTGGTGACGGTGTATATTGCGAATTATGCTGGCAAGTCCTCAAAAAAGACTTTGAAGTTAAAAGATATATTCAATGATGGGCGATTTGACGGGCGAATAACCGATGATGATCGTGCATTTCTTGACGAGTTATATGGAGGGGGTGAGAGCGATGGCTAAGCAAGTTAAAGTTGAGATTACCGCAGACAGTTCGAGATTTGAGCAGGCAATGCAGGGCGCGGCAAAAGCTACGAGCGATGCAGGGGCGAAGATTGACAACGCAGGCAACAAGGCCAGCAACGCAGGCAAGAAGTTTGATGATATGGCTAACAGGGTAAAGGACAGCGCAACAAAGGTCAACACTGCATGCGGCAAGGCAAGCAAGGCGCTTGACAGCGTGAACAAGTCCATAAATGCTATTGGAGCTGTGCAGGTGGGCAATTTTATTGCTGATATTGCCAAGGGAATTGTCAGCATGGGCGTATCTTGCATCAAGGCGTCAGCACAAATGCGTCAATACGAGATAGCATTTCAGACAATGCTTAAGAGTGCCAGCAAGGGCACGCAGATGATGAAAGACCTGCAGAAGTTTGCGGCTGATACTCCGTTTGACGTTCCTGGTGTTGTACAGGCAGGCCAGCAACTGATGGCGTTTGGCTTCACGGCGAAAGAGATTATCCCTACCCTGCGCACGTTGGGTGATGCTGCATCCGGTTTAGGCAAGGGAACTGCAGGTGTTCAGCAGATAGCCTATGCAATGGGACAGATTAGGACTAGCGGCACACTTAAGACGCAAGACATTATGCAGCTCACTAATGCCGGAATTGATGCTTGGGGAATGTTGGCCGAAGCATCCGGCAAGAGCATCTTAGAAATTAAAGAGATGACAGAGCGTGGCATGATTGACAGCTTGACGGCCGTAAAGGTTTTGACCGACGGCATGAATGATACCTATGGTGGTATGATGGCCAAAACTGCCGAAGAGATTACAGGCCTTTGCGCCAACATCGAAGAAACAGTAGGCATTACTGCGGCTGTGATTGGTGATTATCTTGTAGATGGTCTTGATATTAAGGCGGTTTTAAAGAGTGTAGGCACAGAGCTGGGCAATTTCACACAGGCCTTGCAGGCTGGCAGGGATGCAGGAAAGAGCTTTACAGATGTTATCAAGGACAGCGTTCCTCCTGCCCTTGTAGCAAGCATTGCGGCGGTTGGTACAGTGTTAGGTACTGTGCTTGTCGGTGGATTGATTGCTGCAGCTGCAGCAATGGCAACGTTTATCGGTGTGAGCCTCCCCGTTATTGGTGCGTTGGGATTGGTGGGGGCTGCCATTGGCGTTGTTGTTGTGTATTGGGACGAGTTAGTACAGGCCGTAACAATAGCGGTGAACATAGTCCTGCAGGCTGTTATAAAGATGGCTGAAGGCATCGTGATGCTTATTCATGCAATGGCAGACGGAGCTGTTGAGATGGTCGGCGATATGTTTAATAAGTTCGCAGGATACTGCCCTGAGTGGGTGAACGATTTAAGAGCCTGGCTGAATAATGCTTTGAAGTATTTTAGGGATTTTGCACAGAAGGCTTGTGATTTTCTCAGCAAAGTATTTAAGACTGCGCCGAAACAGGTGCAGGGCAAGACGATCGCCCCAGCAGAGGAAGCGCAAGCACCGAAGAAGCCGAAAGGCACTGTAAATTTATCGGGGTTAGCCGTCCCGAAGGTAGGTTCTGCAGGTAGTGTAGGCAGCGGCGGCAGTAGAGGTTTTGGCCAGCTTGAAAGTGAGGTCAACAGAGTTTCGGAAGCCTTGACCAGAGCAGGCAAGGCAACAAAGGACTTGCAAGAGGACTTCGACAAGATGAGCTTAGACATAGCGACCGCAGGGCTAAAGGGCAGCGACCAAGTATTCGCCAAGATTGACCAAGAGAAGCAGGCACGCATGAAGGCTGTTGACGAGATGTTGAGCAAGCAGCTGCAGGCGGTGCAGGAAGCAGAGGCGTTGAGAGCAAGCGCAGAGCGCACAGGCAATGCGGAAAGTATAGCCAAAGCAAAAGCATTGTACGATGAGCGAAATGCGTTATATGCGGCGAGCCTTGCGCAAGAGCAGGCATTGAAAGATGCTATCGACCAGCAGGCATACGAAAAGAGCATCAGTCTTGAAACAGCACTGCAGGCAGCGAAGGCCGATATGAATGCTGCATTCAATGAGCAGGAACGAGAAAAGTTCCTGGAATATCTCAATTCCGAGCAGGAGGCAAAAATGGTTGCACTGCAGCAGGAACAGGAACTACGGCAACAGTTACTTGATTGGCGTATGGAGAGCCAGCAAAACATGCTTGACTTTGAACTGCAGGCAGGCGAGACAATTAAGAATCAGCTTGCAAGTGGCATTGCTGATGTTATCACAGAGGGCGGCAAGCTGTCAGATGTGTTTAAGGACATCACGAAAAGCATTGTCAATATGTTTATACAGTTCATGATTAAGAAGCAGGCAGCGGCTGTGTTGGAGAAGCTGTTGAGCAAAAAGCAAGCCGTAGAGAATGCGGCAAACAGTGCGAAAGAAGCATCAGCGGCCGTCCCTGCAGCGGTGCAAAAGAGTATTGCCACACTTGGCCCGATAGCAGGTCCGCCAGCTTATGCAGCGGCGACAACGGCAATGACAGCGGCTGGCTTGGGCAGTATCACGGCTGGCAACATCATGCAGAAGGCAAATGGTGGCCCCGTGTTTGGTGCAGGCACGGGCACTAGCGATAGCATCCCCGCCATGCTCAGCAATGGCGAATATGTTATCAATGCAAAGGCCGTACGCAGGCTAGGATTGCCCCTGCTGAATGCTTTAAATAATGGTTATGCCATTGGTGGAGCTGTAAGCAGCGGTGGCGGTGGCGGTACAGTGGTTGAGTTTAACAACTACGGCGACATTAACAATGGCACTGACTATGACGGATTGATGGCAGATTTTGAATATACACTTGCAATGGGTATGCGGGGGTGATTTTTTGAGAGCAAAATATAACGATAAGGTGACTTATCCGCTTGTTATCAATGGCCAGCAGCTCCCGTACAGGTATAGCCTGGAATCATGCGCTGATCTGACAGTAAGAGCAACAGCTTCAAAACGTGGATATAGCCACGGCTCGACCATCACAGGCGACGGCTATATAGACGGCAAAAAGATTAAGCTGAGCTTTTTAATCAGTGGAACGAATCAAGCTGATTATGATTGGCGGCTGAATGAATTGCTAAGATTGTTTTACCAACAGGACTACACCTTGTCTATGGGCAATGGCTTTTATAATGTATCCTGCATGGCATCCAGCCAAGCAAAATGGATTAAAGGCTATCAAGGGCAGCGAGCTGATGTTGATATTACGTTATTATTGGCCGACCCGTTTAGGTATGCAGACAGCGAAAGTAGCAAGGCAGGATATATCTTGCCCGATGAGGGAACAACAGTAACAATTATTAACGCAGGTTCTGTAGATACACCATTGAGCGTTGCTTTAGTTCCCCGCACCGGAATGACAATGGCTGATGTGACGTTCAGACACATTGAGAGTGGCAAGACGATGCGTGTGGCTGACACATTGCTCACGAATCCTGCAGTATTGACTATAGACACCAAAGCAGGAACAGTACGGCGTGATGCAAACAATGCTATCAATGCTTTCAGTGGCCATTTTTTGACTGCAAAGCCTGGGACGAATACCTATGAGATTAAAGGCAGCGAGGGCAAGGTGGTTATCAAATGGCGTAATAGGTGGTTAGCATGAGCAACATTATTTTCGAATCAAGTTTATACGGCTCGTTTATATGGGGCGCAGGGCAAAAAAAGAAAGGCGGAGGCGGAACAGGTGGCGGTGGAACAGGCGGAGGCGGAACTGCAGGCAGTATCACGTATATCCCTGATGCTGTTCAAGTTATATTTTTCAACAGAGACGGCATAAAGACCGCCATATTTTCCAACGGCACAGAAAATAATCCGTTCTCGCAGCTGCAGTTTGAGCTTGCAAAGAATGGCTGCGGAAGCTGCACGATTACGTTTAAGCAGTTCCCTGCGTTTACGGAAATCATGTATGGCCAACGTGTAGATATTTATTTGTTCGGTGATAAACGTCCCTGGTACAGTGGGCAAGTTTTGACTCGCCCCGACAGTGGCGGCACTGCTACAGATTTTAAAATTACTTGCTATGGCTTTTTTGATAAGCTCAGCAAGGTGCTGATATTTGCCGAATACACTAACAGAGAAATAGCTGACATTGTGAGAGAGATTTGCAGGCTCGTTGAGCGAAAAACAGGCATCGTTTTTAACGGCAGCAAGATTTACAATGTTGGTTACCGCATAAGCAAGATAGTTTTCGATGGTGTGAGCGCAAAGGAAGCCTTAGAGCAGCTTTCCGAATTTGCGACTGATTTTGTTTACGGCGTAGATGAATACCACGAATTTTACTTCAAGCCACGCACTGACAAGATAAACGAAGAGGCACGCTTTTGGGTAGGGGCGCACTTGAACAGTTTCCTGCCCGACCAAGATATAAGCAAGATAGTGAATTACGCTCGCATCAAGGGTGCAAGCGTGGACGAAGCAGGCGAGAGCTGGCTTGCAACAGTAGAGGATAAGCAGAGCCAAGAGCAATACGGCGTGTCTGAAGCGGTGTGGACGTTACCAACAGCATACACAGCAGCGGATGCAGAACGTTGGGGGCAGTCAGAGCTTGACAAGGTGAAAGAGCCTAAGTTGTCCGCTAAGGTGGGCGGTGTAGAGCTTAATTACCCGAAGCCTGATGGTGTGTTTTGGGTACGTAGGCTGTCCGTTGATGGTCAGGCATTGATTACAGACACAGACGGCAAGGCTCGCCAATATCCCATCACAAAGCTGAAATACACTGTCAGTGGTGATAAGGGAATTACGTGTGATATGGAGCTTGGAGAGCCTCCGACGCCTCCCATCAGCAAGTATTTGCTGGATATTGAGCGCAATGCACGTAACAATGAATTGCTTCAGCAGGCAACAAACAAAACAGGAAAGGCGGCGAGCATATGAGCGAACCTAGTAATATTAGAATCAATCCGTTTGTAGGTGACGGAGGAACGACAACCTACATCAATTTGACGGAAACGCATATTATTCCAAGCGTATCGCCCTATGTAATACGGTTGAACGAGGTTCCCGAGAAGCAGGACCCGAGCAACATCCGAGCAGTATGGGTAGACAGCTCAACAGGTGCAGTCACAGCATCAGCATTGACCGAGGTTGCGGCAACTCCTGCAGCGGGGGAGTTCCGCCCCGATTATTCGACTAAAGCAGACGGCAACGATAATTGGAATACAGGACTGATTGAGTTTTCTGCCGTTGATGCTGGCAAGATTGTGCAGATTAGTTATACAGGCATGGGCACGTTGGCGGCGGTGCAGTCCAATAAATACCCGAGCTGGTACACTGACAGAGGCGATGGAAGTGATGGAGATTTTATTCCGGAAGCAGATTGTACTATTGGCGGAATCAAGAATTATAAAAGGGTATTTATCAAAGCTGGCGTGACCGTAAGTGTCAATCAGCAATTAGTTATCAAAGCAACAGGCAGTGTTGTTATAGCAGGCACTATCAACGGCAACGGCAGTCCTGGAGTTAACGGCGCAGGTGGCGCAGGCGGTGCCATGGGCGGGAATGGAGGCTGGCTTACTGGCGATGACAATAGCGACAAACGCAGGGATGCTACGGCAGGGCAAGATGGCACAGGTGGTGGCTATGGTGGTGCAGGTGGTGGTGGTGGTAGCAGCACCAAAGGTGCCGCGGGTGGTAACTCACGTGTCAGCATAGGAACTGCTTATGGCGGCAATGGCGGCGGCGGTGGTGGTGGTGCTGATGTTTTTGGTGGGTACACGTCTGGTGGCGGTGGTGGCGGCGGATATGGCATATCAATTATTGCTCCCGAGGTCGCCTTATTGGAAGGTAGTAAGATTTCTGCCGATGGTGGCAATGGCGAAAATGGACAAAGATATTATACTGCTCCTGGTGGTGGTGGTGGTGGTGGAACAATTAACATCATATCCACCACTATAAAAAATAGTGGTGCTGTTAGTGCTGCTGGTGGAATAGCTGGCGAACTAACGTGGAGTCGCTATCAAGCTGCTGTTGACGGCGAGGCTGGTACGATCACTATCAAACAACTGGGGGCGTTATAAATGATTTGTATAGTCGACCAAAACAACAAAATAATAAACATTGTCAATGCACCTTGCCCGATAAAAGCCAACGAGCGTGTATATTATCCATGGTGTAGCCTGTGGGAGCAATACACAGACGTTGAGCCATTGTGGTACGCTAAGCAGCGCAAGCTATATGAGGTTACACAGTGGACGGCATCCAGCATCACGGGCGGTTTTGTAAGTGAGGCAAGTGGCGAACCTGTACGCTATGACAGTGACAAGGAAACGCAACTTACTATGCAGGGCATTGCCTTGAATGTAGAAACGCCATTGTTTGCAAAGAAGTATCCCAACGGCTGCCCGGTGCGTGGCATTGCTGAAAGTAAGAACAGCAAGGAAGTGTTTTGGCTGAAGCCGTCACAGGTTATGCAGTGGATGGCGGACTTGTCGATGCATATAGGCAGCTGCAAGCAAGCAGGATGGGCGAAACAGGCTGAAGTAGATGCTTGCAAGAGTGTTGGCGAGGTGAACGCCATAACTTTGGGAGGTGACGAGAGTGTTCCGAGTGAATGATAATAACATCAGCTTAATCCGAGGCGACAGTGGACAATTTAGCATCACTGTTACCGACATGAATGGCAAAGAAGTTGCGTTAAACGATGATGATGTTTTAACCTTTACAGTACGCAGGACTGTTAGAAATCCAAACATCGTACTGCAGAAGATTATCACGGGCGGTGAATTAACCATCAATCCGTCGGACACAGAAGGCTTAACATTTGGAGCGTATATCTACGATGTAGAGCTCAAACGTGCAGATGGGTACGTTGATACCATTATTCCACCACACGAATTTTACATCCTGGAAGAGGTGACGTACTGATGGAAAAATTACACGGCACATTGTCAGCAACATCAGCAACGCTTCACGGTACATTATCGGCACGGAGCGTTATTGGTGCAGAAATTTATGATGGTGCTTATAGCGTACACTCAGAAGCGAACGAAGTGCAGATATTGCCGACGGCAAACAAACAATTAACAAAGAATATTACTGTTGAGAAAATCCCGTATTACGAAACAAGCAATTTATCTGATGGAATTACGATTTATATCGGTAGTGAAAAGGAGGTCGAAGTAAATTATGGCTGAAAAAAACATTAGCAAGGTTGTGTATGGCGGTAAAACGCTGATTGATTTGACAAGCGATACCGTTACCGCCGACAAGCTGCTTAGCGGCGTTATCGCACATGACAAGAGTGGTGCGGCTATTACCGGTGCTTGTACATTTGACGCTGACACCAGCGATGCGACTGCGGCCAGCGCAGAAATTTTGAGCGGGAAAACTGCTTACGTCAATAAAATCAAGGTTACCGGCGAAATGAAGAACAATGGCGCTGTTACCGGCAGCATCAGCAAAAAGGCTGATGCGTACAGCATCCCTATCGGCTATCATGACGGCAGCGGCAAGGTAACCATCTCCAGCACGGAGCAGGCAAAAATCATTGCAACAAACATCCGCGCCGGTGTATCCATCTTGGGCGTTGAGGGCACTATGAGCGGCACTGAGGGCGCTAAGGCGCAGGCTAAGACTGCTACACCTAAGACCACGGCGCAGACCATCCTGCCGGA